AGGTTTCTCATTTGGATTTCCTCCTTCTGAATTTTGAGCCAGAGGGGCGTATGACACCCCTTGCATCCGGAAGCCTATCGGCTATGTCTTGGTTGGTCAAGTCAATTGGGAGACATGCGCTTACGTCGCCCGGTACGTCCTCAAGAAAGCCTCTGGCCCCGAGGCCGATGTCTACCAGACGTTTAATATCGACCCGGAGTATGTCGACATGTCCCGCCGCCCTGGTATTGGCCGTCAATGGTATGACGATCATCCCGAGTGCATGGAGTATGATACTATCTCTATCTCCACCCCAGATGGTGGCCGTAAGATTCGTCCCCCTAAGTATTTCGATAAGCTTTTTGATTTGGAACAACCTGAGGTGATGGCTGAGATTAAGGCCAAGCGCAAGCACTTTGCCGAGGAAGGCAAGAAGGCCAAGCTGGCCCAGTCCACCATGACCTACGAAGAAATCCTTGAGACCCAGGAGCGCGTGCTCCATAACCGTATAAAAAATTTGAGAAGGGAGTTGTAATCATGGCTCGAAAAATGAAGCGCTCTCAGGATAGGCAGGTTTTTCGCCACACCGCCGTCAATTCCAAGCGTATCAACGTGAACCCTAAAATCTATCGCGGAGGTATCAGGATGTGAATAAAGTTTGGCGTTCCCTCAACATGGAGCTCGATTTTTATTAGTTTCTGGCCTCGATTTTTACTAGTTTATTTTTACCAGTTTCAGGCCTCGATTTTTACTAGTTTATTTTTACCAGTTTCAGGCCTCGATTTTTACTAGTTTATTTTTATTGGAGGATGATAAAAATGATGCTTAACGTTTACGCCATTCGTGACCTGCGTTCCGGTTTCTTCGGTCTCAACACTGAGCAGAACGACTATATCGCCGCCCGCAATTTCGCCAACGCTATCATGGAATCCCACGGCGTGCTTTTTACCCATGCTTCCGATTTTCAGCTTTTCCGCATTGGTGAGTTCGATTCTGACAAAGGCGTTCTCATTCCGGCTCAGCTCCACGAGCTCATTTCCGACGGCGCGGAGGTTCTTCGCTCTATGCAGCAGAAGGAGGATGTCTGATGTTCCAGACTTGGCACCGCGATCAGGAGCATTTTTGCTCTGAGCCCGGCTCCGGCGAAAAGATTCTCTATTCCCCCGAGTTTGACCGCTCCGGCGTTATGACCCTCAAGGAGAGTGGCAAGGAAGACTTCTATGCCTTCATTCAGTCTCACAAGGATTCTGTTGACCTCCATAAAATCATGGACAGGTTCAATGCCGGTGATACTGCTGCCCTGCAAAAGGTGCAAGGTATGTTTGGTGATTTCTCTCAGATGCCCCAGACCTATGCCGGGCTGCTCAATCACATGATAGAGGCCGAGCAGACATTCATGAGCTTACCCCTTGAGACCCGAGAGAAGTTCGGCCAATCTTTCCACGCCTGGCTCGCTCAGGCAGGCTCTGAGAGCTGGTTAGAGGCTATGGGTATGGTTACACCCCCCACCACCGGAAAACCTGCTGGTGAGCCTCCTACGGCCTCCCAGGGCCATTCCAGTGAAGGAGGTGATGCATCTACCCCCGCGCCAGCCTCACCCGCTGGTTAAATTTCATATCCCCGACATTGGCTGAATCTGATTAAAGCAGCCTACACGGCCGCCCTGGCCGTGTGAACAACAGAGAGCGAGGGGCCCCATGGGCCCCTCTTTTTGAACAACCGTTACAGACTGGAGGTATTAACTTGTCTCGCAATGAAAATACAAGATTTGCTCTTAATCCTACTAACCTTGATATTGCTCGTAGCACTTTTCGGCGTGACCATAGTGTTAAACTCAGTTTCAACGTTGGAGACGTTATCCCCTTCTATGTGGATGAAGTTCTTCCCGGCGATACTTTCCAGGTGAAGACATCCATGGTTGCCCGCCTGCAAACTCTGCTCACCCCCATGATGGATAATCTCTACTTGGACACCTATTTTTATTTCGTGCCCAACCGTATCGTATGGCAGCATTGGCGTGAGCTCATGGGCGAGAACACTCAGTCCGCCTGGATTCCTTCCGTGGAGTATTCCGTGCCCCAGGTGACTGCGCCCTCTGGTGGCTGGTCTATTGGCTCCATTGCTGACTACATGGGCATCCCTACTGGTGTTGCCAACCTCTCTGTTAATGCCCTCCCTTTCCGTGCCTACGCCCTCATCATGAATGAGTGGTTTCGCGATGAGAATCTCTCTGACCCCCTCAACATCCCTGTGGATGATGCTACCCTTGCAGGTTCCAATGGCACCAACTATATCATCGATGTTGTCAAAGGCGGTATGCCCTTCAAGGCTGCCAAGTTCCATGACTACTTCACTTCCGCTCTGCCTGCTCCGCAGAAAGGCCCTGATGTAACCATTCCTGTCGGCCAGGGTGGTAATCTTCCTGTTGTTTCTCTTGCCGATCGTGTTGACCATTCTCTCTTTAAGTCCCCTATGTCTGCTTGGGCTTCTGGTGTAAAGAGCGATTCCGATTATTCTAGTATTATTCAGACTTTCGACTTTGGCAGTACTGGTGCCTCTGCTACTGAGGTTAATTCTAACTCTGCCGGTGTGAAATCTTCCTCCGGTTCTTCCCGTGATGGCACGTTGTACTTTGACAACCTGTGGGCTCTTCAGTCTGGTTCTGTGACGGCTGCCACTATCAACCAGTTGCGCATGGCCTTTCAGGTCCAGAAACTTTATGAGAAGGATGCAAGAGGAGGTACTCGGTACATTGAAATTCTCAAGTCTCATTTCGGCGTTACCTCTCCTGATGCTCGCCTCCAGCGCCCTGAGTATCTTGGCGGCAACCGTATACCCGTTAATATCAATCAGGTCGTTCAAAACTCCGCTACCCAGGCTAGTGGCACTCCTCTTGGCGATACTGCTGCTTTTAGTGTCACTACTGATGTCCACGGTGACTTTATTAAATCTTTCGTTGAGCATGGTTTCGTGATCGGCATTATGGTTGCCCGTTATGACCATACCTATCAGCAGGGCCTTGAGCGTTTCTGGTCTCGTCGTGACCGCCTGGACTACTATTTCCCTGTCTTCGCCAACATCGGCGAGCAGCCTATTCTGAATAAGGAGATTTATGCCCAGGGTACCGCCCAGGACAATGAGGTTTTTGGCTATCAGGAAGCCTGGGCCGATTACCGTTACAAGCCGTCCCGTGTTGCCGGTGAAATGCGCTCTAAGGCTCCGACCTCTTTGGATGTCTGGCATCTTGCCGATGAGTATACCCAGCTCCCGAAGCTGTCTGATGCGTGGATTCGTGAAGATAAGACCAATGTTGACCGCGTACTTGCTGTTACAAGTTCTGTGTCTAACCAAATGTTTGCCGACCTCTACATCCAGTGTAAGGCTACTCGGCCTATGCCTATGTATAGTATCCCTGGCCTTATTGACCATCACTAAGAGGTGAGATTATGGCGATGAATTCGGCCAAATCGGCCTTGACTACTGCCTCCCCTGGTGCTATTGTAAGACCAGGGTCTCTTGATAAATACCGACTTAATACTACCGGATCTATAACTGGCGCCCTTCAAGGTATTGCGGGCAGCAATACTGCCGCCAGCGCTCAACAGGCAGAACAACTCCGGAAGTGGCAGGAAGCGCAGTACGAAACCATGCGTCGGTACAACAGTCAAGAGGCCCAAAAAAATAGAGATTGGCAGGAGCGTATGAGCTCTACTGCCCATCAACGAGAGGTGCGTGATTTAATTGCTGCTGGCCTTAATCCCGTTCTTTCTGTCACTGGTGGTAGCGGTGCCGCTGTTACTTCTGGCGCAACGGCTAGCTCCGGTGCCCCGTCCGGTGCTATGGGCAGCGTTGATAATAGTGCCACTGGTGCTATTGCTGGCTTGTTTGGGAGCTTGCTTAGTTCTTTCTTAAGCCTTGAGGGTACCCGTGTTTCCGCTCAGTCTAATCAGGCTATCGCGGATAAATATACGGCCATGTCCAAATATACTTCCGAGCTCCAGGCACAAACTCAGCTTAATACAGCTACTATTTCTGCTGCTGCTCAACGTTATACTGCTGATGCTCATTTAGCTGGTACAAAGTATGCCGCAGACCAGTCTGCCGCCGCTCAGAAGGTTGCTGCTTCTATCCATGCTGCTGCGCAAAAGTATGGTTATGACGTGCAGTCTATGACGCAAAAGGAGATTGCTGCTTTCAATGCTCAAGTGAATAAAGATTTACAGCAGGCAGGCTTTAAACAGGAGTTTGATATCAAAGAAGCTTTCCCGAATAATGCTTGGAATGCTTTTGGTGGTCTTGGCACTCAGGCTGTTGAGGATATTCAAAATGCTGATTTACCCTGGGGTAAGAACATCTTTGATTATTTTGCCAACGTGCTGCCCGGTGCTGCTTCTGGCAAGGATGCTTCGAAGAAGCGTAAAAAGCGCTGACGACTGAGGCTGTCAGGTGGAGGGTGTGGGAACCAATACTATCTTGATATATTGGTTCCCACTGACACCACCAGACCAACCGAGTACGGAGAGGGTGATTTTATAGCCTGTTTTCACCCCTTGAAGGGATTTAGAATTGGCACCACGAAGAATGGCAAGGCCGAAATGAAGATAGTCCCCTATGGTGTCCACCATTTGGAGCTGCGCAAGGGTCGCATTTGTACTTCCGATGTTCCCGAGATTTCTGCTTATTCCGAAAAGGCTTGGCTTGATTGGGTTGAAATCCCCTGTGGTAAGTGTGAGGGCTGCCGCATTGCTCGCTCTCGTGACTGGGCTAATCGGTGTATGATGGAGCTTGAGTATCACGATTCGGCTTATTTCCTGACTTTGACCTATGATGAGGAGCATGTCCCCCGCCATTGGTATGCTGATCCGGAGACCGGAGAGGCGATGCAGTCCCTTTCACTGTGTAAGAGAGATTTACAGTTGTTTTGGAAGCGTCTTCGCAAAGCTTTCCCCGATGACCATATTCGCTATTTTGCTTGTGGTGAGTATGGCTCCACGACCTTCCGCCCTCACTACCATGCAATAGTTTTTGGTCTCCACTTGCATGACTTGATTCCCGTGCAGGATATCCGGCGTGGCGATGTCGGATATCAGTATTTTTACTCGGAGTCTTTACAACGGGCTTGGTCTGTGGTAGAACAGAAAGGGGAGTATGACGCCCCTTGCAAGCCATGAAAAAGGAGGGATTCCCCCCACATGCAGTTC